GACCGAGATCAGCGAGGCCATCCCGCCCGCTTACACTGAATTCCTCGGGCGGCAACTGTTGAAGTCTCTTTCAAGGGAGTGAATCATGGACGAGGAGCAGGAAAAGGACTTGGACCTGAAGCGGGTTCGAGAGCATGCGGACGCTCTTGGGGGGAAGTTCGACACGGTGCAGATTTTCGTGACGCGGTACGATCTGACGACTGGGAACACGGTTTCGGTGTCTGTGGGAGTGGGGAATTTCCAAGCTCGAAGAGGTCAGGTTCGCGAGTGGAGTGTGCAGCAGGACGCGGTTTCCCGTCGGGAAGCTCTGGAAGAACCGGATGAGTAGCCCGTTTTATGACTTGGTTCCGAAGGATCCCGAGGAGAACCTCGTCTGGAGGATTCTCTGTCGGGAACGGGCCCTGGTCGATCCTCGGTTCCGGTCGGCTTTGGTTCAGGCGTGCTTTGACGACCTGCTGTTCTTCATGGCGCTGTGTTGCTGGTCTTTGGAACCGCGGGCGAAGGTGAAGGTCAGGCCCTTCGTCCCCTGGCCCCACCAGGAGCCGGTCTTCGTGGCGATGGATAAAGCGGTCGATGACGCCGGGGAAGAGAAGTCGATCGACGTCATCGTGGACAAAGCCCGGGCCCAGGGCGGGACGTTCGGGTATCTGTGGGTGGATTTGAGACGGTGGCTCCGGGACAAGATGTTCTCGGCGGGTTATGTGACCCGGAACGAGCAACTGGTGGACTCGAAGACGGACTCGAACACGGTCCTGTGGAAGATGGCCTGGGCGATCGAACGCCTTCCCTTCTGGCTGGCCCCGAAGCGATGGGAAAGGAACCTGGGTCAACATACGTTCCTGAACTACGACAACGGCTCTTTACTCTCAGGATATGCCGCGGGACAGGACGTGGCGGCGGGCGGTCGGGCAACGGTCTTCACCTGTGACGAATTCGGCGCTAAGGACTTCATCTCCGGGGGAAAAGACCTCGCGGTGATGGAAGCCCTGCACGACGTCACCAACAACCTGCGGCTTGTGAGCGCCAGGTACGCGGACTCTGGGGTGTTCCATGAAGCCTGTGAGAATCCAGACAGCATTCGGAACGGTGTCTATCTCGTTCTGGATTGGAAGGACAACCCCATACACGGGAAGCATTCCTACGTGGTCACGGAGGGGAAAGCGGTGGCAAGGAAAGCGGCAGATCAGAATGAAGTTGACCGATACCATCGGGAGAATCCGGATCTTAAAGCGCGGCTGGAAAGAAAGGGGTTCAAGTTCGAGGGGAGAGTCCGTTCCCCATGGTACGACATGCGGTGTCTGAGACCCACGAGCACCCCACGTCTGATCGCTTCGCAGCTCGACCGAGATCCCCGCGGGGCCGTGGGGAAGGTCTTCACTTCCGAACTTCTCGATCGGGTGAAGCGGGAGAAAGTCAAAGCTCCGATCTGGCAAGGTCAGCCCGTCTTCGATTCGGAGACCTACAAGCTCAAGGGACTCATCACCAGGGACGACGGGCCGCTGAAGCTCTGGTTCAAACCGGGGATCGACAACTCGCCTCCGCTGGGCCCGTTCACCGTCGGCTGTGATATGGCCGCGGGCTCGGATGGGGCCTACGCTTCCAATTCGGTAGCTCAGGTCATCGACGATCGAACGGGAGAGCAGGTCGGAGAGTACGCGGTCAAGGGAATGGAACTCATCAAGTTCGCCCGGGTGGTGGTCGGGCTTTGTCTCTGGCTGAGGAACGCATTCCTCGGCTGGGAAGATTCCGGGATGGCCGCGCCCTTCGCCAAGGAGATCATGGAAGTCATTTGCTACGGGAATGTGTTCTACCGTGAAGTGCCGGAGATCGGTTCCCGAAGGAAGTCCCGCAAGGCCGGCTGGTCGAACCGGAGCAACGAGGACAAGGCGGACCTGTTCGAGAAACTCGCTCTGGGAATGGAGACAGGAGACCTGACCATTCGCTCGGAAGACCTGATCCGGGAGTGCAATGAATACGAATGGGAGAAGGGCAAAATCATCCACGCGCCCACGAAGAATCGGAACGCTGTGGAGACGAACCACGGCGATCGGGTGATTTCGATGGGCGTCGCCTGGCTGGTCTATTCCGCGGACAACACCCCAACCAAGATTGACACCAGCGAGGAAACGGGGGACACTCCCGAATACGGCTCCTTCCTGTGGAGGGAGCAGCGGGAGTTGAGGCAACGCAGTTCAGCGGGGCCGGAATTCGGAATTCGAGACGTGGTTTGTTACTGACGCGGCTGGCGAGGATGGTTCTCGGTGTGGCTCATAACCACTTGAATGCAGGTCCGATTCCTGTGGCCGCTACTTGGCGAGATGCAGTTTCCAACTGCACCGTTTGGTCTGTGCAGTCCGTTTAACGGGGCCATCTCGCCATAATTTACTCGGAGGTAAAACCCGATGGACGAGAAGATCGACGCCGCGATTGAGAAGATGGCGGACATGGCGAAGTCGTCGCAAGACTCACAGAAGGCGCTGCACTTTTCGCAGGCCGCGCTAAACCTGGCGCACGCGAAGCAACTCTTGGAGGGAAAGCCGAAGAAGCAAGGGGCCGGCGCTTAGGCGTTGGCACAGATAGGCACAAGCGGCTGATCCCCGCTGAGATGCCCATACATCGCAGCCTATGGGGGCTGACGCAGGAGCGTCGTCCCCTTTCTTTTTTGGCGCGCGATGATCGACTTGGCGAACGATGAAAAACGCGGCCGGTTGCTCAAGGCGATCAAGTCTTCGCGTCAGGCGATGGAGAAGCACCGGCGGGTTCGGAAGTTGATGATTGAGCACCACTGCGGTTCGTGGTACGACACGACCACTCCGCAGAACGGCGGGAAGATTCTGGTCAACATCCTGAACCAGACGGCCCGCATCTTCACGATCGCCCTGGCAGCGAACAATCCGCAGGTTCTCGTCTCGACTCCGAAGTTTGATTCACTTCCGTTCGCCCGGAGGTTCGAGGTCAACCTGAACAAGTTGATCTCGGACATGAGCTTGGACTCGACGTTCCGGGCGATCGTCATGGACGCCTTCTACTGCGTCGGCTGCGGGGTCGTGATGATGCGCGACACAGACACGCGCTTCCACGGTCTCTTGGAATCAGAAGAAGACGTCTGGCTCGATCCGGGGGAACCGTGGCTCAACCGGGTTTCCCTGGACGACCTGATTCTCGACATGCCCAGCAAGGAGCGCACGAAGATGCGCTACTGCGGGCATCGCTACCGGGCGGATTATGAAAAGGTCATGGACGAGCCAGGTTACTCCAAGAAGGTCAAGGACAAGCTCGAACCCACCAGCCGAGAGGCGAAGGACGAGACTGGTTCAACCAGGGACATCGGACAAGACAGCGCCCAAGACGACGACCTGAAGGATATGGTCTGGCTTCAGGACGTGTGGATCGCGGAGAACAAGTCGGTAGCTACGCTACCATGCGATCAGGACTTGGAGCCGTTGATCGAAAGGGACTGGACGGGTTCTCAGGCTGGTCCGTACAAGTTCCTCTCGCTGGGAGACGTTCCCGACCTGATTATTCCGTCTTCGCCGGCGGTGAACCTGTTCGGAATGCACCTGCTCCAGAACCGTCTGCATGTGCGGATGGAAGCGGATTCGGACGCGCACCGGGTCGTCAACGTCTATCCTCCTTCAGGAGCAGATGACGCGGAGAAGATCCGCAACGCGGAGAGAAACTCCTGGCACCGGATGAACGATCCCAAGTCGATCAATCAAGTTGAAGTCGGGGGCATCGACCAGAGAGACTTGGCCCTGGCGACGTTCCTTCAGGATGAATTCGATAGGCTTGCAGGAAATCTGCAAGCCATGGGCGGACTCGGGCCCCAGGCGGCGACCTTGGGGCAAGAGGAATTGGTTCACGGTCAGCTCTCGCGGAACGTGGCCGACATGCGGATGTCGGTTGTCTCGTTCGCTTCGGACTGCATCTTGGACCTCGGAAGGTTGATGTGGGAGGACCAGAACCTTGAGCTTCAGTCGTCGCTCCCGGTTGGAAATAGCGGAATCCAGGTGTCATCCAACTGGACCCCCGAGATTCGCGTGGGTGCGTTTGAAGATTACGAGTTCAAGGTCGAGCCTTACTCGATGGTCTTCAAAACTCCCGAGCAGAAGCTCCAAGAGCTATTCCAAACCCTCCAACAAATTGCTCCTCTGTGGCCGATGTTCCAGGCGTCGGGAGCCACGCTGGACGCCGAAGCAATCCTCGACGAGATCGCGCGACTGAAGAACCGGCCCGAGTTCAAGCGGTTCATCACGTTCGCCAATCCC